CATTACTATGTCGAATCCTAAATCAATGTCGCAACGAATTGTATCACCATCAATAACCTTCGTTACTTTTGCTTTGTATTCATGCATAAAAACTCCAAAAAAAAAGGGAGACAGGGAAAAATCCCCATCTCCCGATTTAGATAAAAACTAAAATTACATCAAGTTTGCAATAACAACTTTTCTGTAATATTGGTTCTCGTTAGCTGTCATTGTTTCCCCACCAGCGTTAACAAAAGGATTCTTAACCATGCCGTAGCGGGTCTTGAAACCGATTTTTGGTTGGAAAGTATTCTCGCCCATTGCACGAACCATTTGTAGTGGAACGTAAGGACAATAGAAAAGACCAGCATCATAAGGACTTGCACCCTTATAACCAAGTACATAGAATTGACCAGATGCCAAAGAGTAGTAAGGATCAACATAAACTTTCATGCCGTTCATTGTACCAGCATAAGTTGACATTGTATCGTCTACATTCAATGCATGACCAGATTCCAACATACCTGCCATAGACATTGCAGATGCAACGTCAGCAGAACAGATCATAAAGTTACCTTTACCGCGTCGAGTTTGATGTCCGATTTCGTTTCGGTCACGCTCGATTTGGAACATCAGACCTTTGAACTTCTCAACAGACCATCGGCCGTTTGAATCAGTATCAAGATCGAATGTACCAGCAGTAGTTACATTGGCTTGTGCGCCAGGTTTTGCAACTGCATAAATTGTACGAATAACTTCTCGGTTGATTTCCTGAAGGATTTCAGTAGAGAGGATATTTGCCAATTCTGTTTCTGCATCAAGACCATGAACTGCTTTCAAGTCCTGTGCCAACTCCGTAGAGTATTCAGCTTTCAGTGCTCGAGATTTTGCAGTTACGGAAGTTTTGTCGATGCTAAATGCCATCTCACCAAAAGTTCCACCAGCTCCAAGGTCTTCAGCAGATGCTGTAGACATACCTGTACCAGTTGTCCATGTACCTTCAAATGGATTGTTCGTTCCATCTGTAGTAACATGAGTACCTGTACCAGAGAAATCTGTATCAGACTCATCTGCACCAGTACCAGCAGCACCAAATGCTTCTGCACCAGCTTGATTTGTGTAACGGGATTTCATTGCAAAGATCAAACCCGTAGGGCCTGTCATTGGTTGAACACCCGCAACATCATATGCAATCATCTGAGGCATAGAACGGCGAACCAAAGAAATTAAAATTGGATCCCAGTTATCTATTGCACCACCAGTTGAGTTTGTAGGAGCAGCTTCTTGAAGAAACTTCTCTTGGTTTTCCAACAAACGCAAAGTAACATCTCTGCGATAAGTGTCTTTAATTTCTGGCAAGTCGGCGTGTTCCATTACTGGTTTCCACTTGTCAGAAATATTTTCTGATAAATACATTTTCTTACTCCTTTAAAATTTATTGAATTAATTTATGTTAACAATCACTCAGTCCATTATTTTTTTGATAAGTTAGAAATTGCACTCATCACACCATCCATACGTCCATCACTTTGTCCACTAACAACTGGATTATTGGTGCCTGCAGTTTTCTTGTTATCTACTACTTCTGTACTATCTGATTTGAAATAGCTGTTCTTAATAACATTGAGTTTTTCCGCATACTGTTCATCAGTATCGTAATCAACATCTTCTGTTAGTTCAGTAAACTTTTCAATATCGGTGTCAACCATACCCTCGGAAACAGTCTTGAAAACAGAAGCAGCTTTATAAGTATTTAATTCTTTCACTGTATCCATATGCTTATCTGTTTGTTCATCTAGTTTTGCTTCAAGTTCGGAAACTTCAATAACTAGACTTTCAAAAACATCTTCCTTCTCTTCGGGAACATCAATATAATGCTCTTCAAACAACTTCTTCAAACCAGAAATAAAACTCTCGGTGACTTCGTTACGAACACCAGTTTCAACAGCAATTTTATTTTCTGTCATCCATTCTTTTACTGTATAGTTGAGGTAGTTATCTACGTTCTCAGTCATCTCTGTCTGCATAGATTCAATACGCTCGTCTTGTTCTTTCTTAGATTCTTCACGAATCTGTTTACGAATACTAGCAATCTTAGATTTAACAGCAGCTTCAAAGATTGTAGCAGCCTTTGTTTTGAATTCCTCTGAAAGTTCTTCACCATCTATGAGAGCAGAAACGTCAGCAGAAACATCTACTTCGATATCTTCCTTCTTGGTTTTTGCTTTCTTACTTTCGTCAGCTTCCTCTTCG